CCCTCGCCATCTAGTCTTGTTATATCGCTCATTCTGCCTCCTTCTCTGCTTCCGTTAGTTCTTTCTCCAACATAAACCACTGAGTATGAGCTGATTGAAACATTGGATGAGTAGTTGGCAACTTATTCACTATTGCAGCAGCGTGTTCTACTATCTCTTCCAATCGTTCTATCTTCATTGTCGCGCCTCCTTCAGATAGCCACAGTATACACAAAAACGTACCGATTGCAAGCCGCTAACTATATGGTTGACATCATTGGAGTTTTAGTGTATGATCTGACAGAATCGAGCGACTATAGCGAACAAAGGTTAACAGTAGCGTTGAGCAAACGAGTAACCTCGAAAGACCCAGCGGCCCTTATGGGCAGGTAGCTCTTAGGCTTGACTAGTCGCTCAACAACAAAGGGAGGATGTATGAAGACATTTCTAGTGTGGTTTATGTACGATCATTATTGCCAGGGATATGAAGATGCTCGCGCATATGCTTTAGTGTATGCAACATCATTCATTGCCGCCACAATCAAAATAAAAGACGAATACAGAAATGCTAGAGAATTCGAGAACATGACTATTCTTTAGTGGGTGACGATTATTAGGATATTCGGCGAAAAATGGGCTTTTTACGGCCCATCTTCGTCGATTGCCAGTATTGCGTTGGCTATAGCGGCGCATACACTTTCTATCTTTGAGCCACGCCCAACTCGGCCATAGGAGAACTTACAATTGTACATACCCTCGTCTCCATTGAACCAAAGTTTGAACTCGATGTGATCTTTCCTAACATCGGCCAAATAATCTCTAGTCTCTCCTACAATATGTTCTAGAAATATGGGTAGACTATGCATTTTTCTTCTCCTCGATCCTTTTAATCGCAGCTCCAAGCTTCTTGGATTTACGCTTAGACAAAATATTATCGCGGTTCGCCCAATAGTTCTTGTTTTGGTTCGCCCTTATCTCTTCTCGATTCTCTGCGTAATGATCTTTCTGTTGAGCGCGAATTTCCTTCCTGTGTTCTATGTAGTATTTTCGATAGTACTCACTTCTGCGTCTTTTCTTTTCTTCTGTGGATAATAGTTCCTTAGCCATGATTATTCCTCCCCTCCTTCAATATCTATTGCTCCAGATGTATTTATTCCGCCTATTTCATCAAAGAATTTTCGACGTGTTTCGTCATCCAACCCCTCAGTAAACTTAGCCCAGTCAAGTTTATGCTCAACCCTCGTCTCTCTGACCTCAACTTTTTTCGGAGCCTCCTTCAATATGCCTAATTTGGTTAGAATATCAGACTTTGTTTTTTCGGCGGCGTCCATATCATTCAAAAGTTTCATCATAATACCCCAAACTGCCGGTAATGCCTCTAATTCATCTAATGTCAGCGTATCATCATCGTCTTTATCCGGCGAAATCTTGTTAGCAAGGCCCAATAGCCCCTCGAAAAGTTGCTTTCTGAAGTCTTGCGAAAGATTAAACGATCCAATTGTAGTTACAACCAATCCAGATACGTCATTAATGCCGATAACATCTAGCCACCAGTCTGATTTTCGTTGCCAATCTTGGTCAATAGTGGCCGGAACAACACCATATTTGGCACTCAATTCTTCGGTAATCTTTCCGCGCTTAATACCACGTAGGCGCATTTCAAACTGCTCTTTACGCCTCTCTGATACAAGCTCCTTCTCGTTATATTCCTGTATTTCATTCATATTGTCCATCCTGTTCGGGCGTAAACCCAAATCCCTTATATTCGTCGGCGTAAACGTTCGGGTAAAAGTCTACAAATGATTTGTGGAATGATACGTGTACCCTGCCCAGTGGTCCGTTACGTTGCTTTGCAATGATAAGCTCGGCGGGAACAACAGTATCAATCTCTTCGGTTTCTGTATTATAGTAGTCATCCCTATATATGAATATCACCATATCCGTATCTTGTTCCAGGGCACCGGATTCTCTCAGATCAGCTAGCGTTGGTCTCTTATTCTTAACTGTTCGCTGTTCTGTGTTTCTATTCAACTGAGACAGCGCGATAATAGGTATCTCAAGCTCCCTGGCAAGCTTCTTCAGCGTTCTAGCTGTCTTAGCAACTTCGTTCTCGCGGTTACGAGTGAATCCTGGTATCTCGATTAACTGCAAGTAATCTATAAACAGCATATCAATCGCCTCGTTCTCTTTCATTCTTCGCGCTCTTGAAACAATATCCGATAGCGGATTTCCTGGAGTGTCATCTACATATATCGGCGCAGACCTAATCTTGCCAGCAACATCAGTTAGACGCCGCCAATCCTCCATGCCCATATACCCACCGCGCATCTTCTGGAGATTAACGCGAGCCTCACCGCACAGTAACCTTTGTAGCATTTGTTCCCGCGACATTTCAAGTGAAAAGAACCCAACTTTATAGCCATCGAGCGCCGCCCTTCTAGCTATTGATGTAGTCATCGCGCTTTTTCCAACGCCTGGGCGAGCTGCAATTATAATCAAATCAGAGTCTCTAAAACCAGACGTAATCTTATCTAATTCAGCGAACCCACTAGGAACGCCAACGACCCCACCGCCGCCTTGCGCGTGTATCTGCTCAAGAATACTAATTTGTTCAGCTACTTCGTCGCCTAACATAACGTAAGGCGGTTTATCTTCAGGCATATCAATGTCGCCTATTATTTGTGTCGCCTTAGAAAACACTTCAGCAATATCAACGTTTTCTTTATATCCGACCTCTTCAATCTTTGCCCCAGCTTCGATTATCTGCCTCATAGCAGACTTAGTTTTCACAATGTCAATATAATGCTCTATACTTGCGGTCGTAGAAGTACGATCCAATAACTCGTTAAGGTACATTCTACCGCCAGCTTTCTCCATGTCGTTCTTGTCTTCTAGGTGATTTGACAGTATTACAATATCCGGCGGATCACCAGCATCTAATAGCTCTTTAATAGAGGCGTATATAACACGATGTCGCGCTTCGTAGAAATGCTCAGGCTCTAACTTTTTCTCCTGGACAATACGACACACTGATTCCGGCTCAAGCATAACAGATCCCAATACAACCTGCTCTGCCTCTATGTTTTTAGGCAATTCTCGTATATCAGCCATTATCCCCCGTTAGTTTACCTTTCCATCTACTTTTTCCGGTTATCTGTGGCACTATGATGTCTTTGGGTATGATGTAGCGTGATTCCATTTGTTTTGCGGCTTCCATTGCGTATGACGCGCTGTCCGCATAGTGGCAGATGCCTTTGTCATATATGCCCTTCTTGCTGCCGTCTGGCGCTGTTCTGTACGTCCTTACTGGGGCGACTAGTTGGTCAATTGCTTCCTGCGGTAGATTAGACGGCAAGTTCATCCCTAAAAGGCGAGCGTAAAACTCATCAAATTGTTCAGTCTTATTTACTTTTATCGTCATTGTATTGTCGTCAATAATTCTATGCCCAGCCAACCCATCAGACCTCATGCACATCCAGGCATCTATCCCCTTTTCTCTTAGCGCCTCAACCATTGTCTTGGCGGCGTGACCTTCCGGCCCAGCATCAATAACGACGCATTTTGGGTTGTACCTATCGACATATTTATCTAGCTCTCCCCAATCATCTAACAACGCAACGGTCAACAGATTTTCGCCGGACTGCACCCATAAATGTAATCCGCTGCCAACATCTAGACCCATAACAGATTCAGCCGCCTTAAATACCATGTGCGGCTGGTCTTTCATAAGATCGCGTACAGCCTCTTCAGTTAGTTTTTTTGAATTCTCTGCGTACGGAAGACCAAGCACAGTATTGTGAAAAATCCGCATCTTATAAGGAATTCCTTGTGATAGGTTCCACTTAATAATTTGGTCAGAAAGGTCCACGGTAGGACTCATTATCTGGTTAAACTGGAAGCCCCTAACACGATGATCTGGAATCTTATGCTCGTAAAAACCAGTCCAAAAATCTTTCTTCTCAAGACGCTTATAACACTGAGCGCATTTATAGCAGTGGTTCACAACATCTACGTTCCCCTCCCAGCTCAGATTTTGTTTAGCGCCACAGTAAGGGCAGATAAACATCCAAGTGCCTTGACTCGACTCTCGATATGATTCATGTATGCCTTTGCCAGGATATGTCGGGTGGCTCAAATCAAGAATCCACTTCAGGAACGAACCCCCAAGTGCCTCAAGTATCATTGCCGCGTTAGCAGGTGGCATTTGGTCTATTTCATCACGTATAATATAGTCAGCGGGCGTTTCTTCAAGCCCCGCCTCAGACTGCATACCTTTCAGATGGATAGACGCATTTCGCCCTACTTTTAGCTCCAAATTATCAATTGCCGTAAAATTCGACCTTATCCTAGGGGAGCTTCTTATTATTTCGTTAATTCTTGCGCCTGCGAATTTTCTCAGATCCGTCTGCCCGGGTAAGCAATAGATCACATTTGCGGAAAAAACGTCGTTAGCGTAAAATGCCGAGTTAATTGCAAGTTCAGTAGCGCCAATTTGCCTTGGCTTCATTATCACAAGATGTCTTGGTCCGCCTATCGAGCGGCTATAGTAGATTTCTTTTAGAAAGGGATATATATACGGCGGTGTGTCTATTGAAAACGGGACATACTTCAGTTCAATCTTAGACTTGACCATCCTATTGCGCTTACTCCATTCTAAACTGTTCAGCTTAGCGATATCGCTTTCTGTTATTTTAAGTTCGTTCGTCATCGTCCTCCTCTTTTAGATACGCCCAATTTTGACCGCACGCAATAGCAGCAATGGTCGATCTCCCTACGTTAAAATCCGCAGCGATTGATTTATGCGTTTCTTTCCCAATACGCAGAATTATCTTACGCACATCTTCTTCTTTCAACTTGCTGTTTGGCGCCTTCTCCCCGCGATTAGACCTTAATCCCATGGCATACGAATGGCGTTGGTTTTCAGACGATGTTACATATTCAAGATTCTCTAAATGGTTATTCGCCTTACGCCCATCTTTATGATTAACTTCCTTGCCGTCAGGGCATACACCAATAAACGCCGCCGCGACTAGACGATGGATTCTGAAAAACCTGCGGCTCCCGTCTCTATTGAGATAGACACTCCTGTATCCATACTTATCTGTCTGATTCCTGAGAACCCTCCCCACAACTGCGCCTTTCCATTTCTTTACCCTCTTGACATTCCCCCAATCACTAATCTCATACCATCCTTCATAGCCAACTACGTCTTTCCAATTTTCCATCTCCTTCATTCCTAACACCTCATGGTTATTTTGTCAGGCGACCCGCATCGTTCCATGAGATGGATCAATATGACCCACGACTTAGGCCGCCTGCATCTATCATTATACACTATTTTATGCTATTTGTCAAGTATTAGTGTTTCTTCCAGCTTATCAACCCGTCGATGCAAGTATGAACGCTTTTGTGATTGTGTTTGGATGCGCATAGATTAATTTAGACAGATCGCCGTAAGACACAGACCCAAAATCGGAGTAAGCCAAGCCAAGTGGACGTACATCAACAACCTCACATAATGCCTGAATGTATCTTTCCGCTAAACTGTGTTCTAAAAATGGCTTTGCCCCAACATGTATAAGATGTGAATTATCCAAGTAGAACTCGTGATACTCCATCTGGTCTGCGTTGTTGTCGGCAAATACAAGATCAACCAACCCCCGCGCTGCTGCTATATCGTTAGGATAATCTGGGACCCAATCATATTCTTCGTAGTCGCCAGGATAGAATCTAGCCAATTTATCACAAAAGAAGTTGATTCTATTGCCAGGGTGGAGTAATTCATCAGCCTTGACACGTAACTCCTCATCTGTCATTGCGTTTATTTCTTTTTGTGTCATTTGTTTTCCTCCTCAATCAAGTAATTCTCAAACATCGCATACCTGAAAAACGGATTGTCCATATAGTTACCAAGCATTTCATCCGTCCAATTTTCAAATCCATAAACCTCATCAGGATTCCAATTATCAACGAATTCCAGCATTCTCCCACCTCCTATGCCTTGTTCAAATGAATGCGCCTCTATTTCCAAATAATTGCGCTCTATGAATAACTGAGACATGCCTTTAATCCTATCAATAGCATCTTCTCTTGTGATATATCTAGTGCTTTCAATGCCCATTATTTCTCTTTTCCAAGCTCAATCGACGCACTTGTTAACGCTATGCTAATGTCTAATAGTATCATTTTGCGAAACCTCAAGTCTTTTATGCGTTTCTGATCTCGCCTGATTTTAGGAGAGAACCATAGCGCAGGTTCTCTTAGTATCCCTACAATATTCTGGTCAATCTTGTCAATCCTATTAGCAAAGCACTCCGCGATCACCCTAAGTGTCTTTTCCATTGTTGCCTCCTTTTATTTTGCCGTCGTATTGTAAGACTTAAACAACATCGAACAAAGGAACGTCATCCCCAACGCCTGCCAGAAACTAACCTCTGAAACCCCTGAGACTACATTTACTAGCACTCCATTCCACAATAGCCACACGGGAACAGCGCTCAACAGGACAAGTCCGCCAAAAACAACCAATAGACCAATAACGGCTGTAGATTTCATATTATCTCCCTTATACCATCTTTAACTCAGCGAATCCTCTCGCAACCCTATTCTCAATAACGCTCACAATATCAGGAACTCTATAGGTGAATGTGGTGTGCTTTTCGATTTCTGCGTCACTCGGATAAGCAGAAAGTGCATCCGCCCACTTAACCAACTTTAGAATATCGCCAAAAGCACTGTTCGTCCCGTTACCAGCCTTGTTGCTATCGAGCATTTTCTTCCACGACATAGCATCTGAGGATAGGTACAACTTCGGGCTTTTACCCCCACCCTTCGGAGGCTTTCCCATCTTATATTCCCATTTGCCATTACTTGCGGCTTTATATACAGTATATACGTTGCAATTGAGCATTTTCGAGACACCTGATGCAGCAATCCACTTTTTCATCAGTCTAGTTCCGATAATTCGCTTGGTGCAAATACGAACGATTTTAGTTCTCCGCCTAAGAATACGTTAACCTCATAGCCATTGTCTTTAGGTCCGATTACTGTTACGTTTTCTCCCAGACATTCTCCGCGTTCACTATGCTGCCAACATTCTCCCATTAAAGATGTTGCCTTTACTACGTCTCCCGCTTCTAATTTCATAAATCCTCCCTTAATTATAGCTCTTGTAATCCCCTTCGCCTTCAAGTTCAAGGATTGCTAAGATGGCGTCGAACACCTTGTCTTCTTTTTCATCGGATAAGTAAATGTCAAATTCCATCAACGCTTCTTGAATGAATTCGCAAGCATTAGCACAGATATGAGTTACATCTTCCATCCGCATCTTCTTCATGTCGCCTCGTTTGTCAATAAAGCTATTAATATCTGCGTATTTCCACCACTCTCTAGCGCGTAGACTGTCTCCTATATGCGATCTAAGCGCCTCTCGGTTCTTAGAGTTTAGCCCCGCTTCGCGTTGCTTTGACCTACGGTAATCTGTAACGCTACCAGCGCTAGCACATGAACGAGAACAGAATCTGGCTTGTCTGCACCCAGACGAAGTTTCAAACTCTTCCCCGCAATATTCACACATTACGTTTATCATTGGAAGTTTTCTACCCTTGTTGCCATATATTACGGCACAAGAAAGCGAGCAAAAGAATCTATTATTCCCCTTTTTGTTCTGTCTCGTTATCTCCTTCTTGGGTTTATCAAACAACTGCCCGCATTCAGCGCATTTTATTGTAACTGTTTTCATCTTTATCACCATCTCTGGTGGAGGCGTCGGTGATTCGAACACCGAGTCACGATCTACATTCTACACAACGTCTACAAGCATATCCAGTTAGGCATGGATGCCTTGGGGTTGACCAGCTTCGGTCGTTCCACCACTTGGTCGATTAGTATTGGCTCAACCAGGAAAGCCTCTGTAGGTCCCTTGCTCTAAGCTGGGACAGGTACTGCGTTTGCCAGTGTGGCGTTGACCGAGAAGAGTCCACTGACGAAGCTTACGACTCGATCCTTCGCATTAGCGAAGAGTGTTTTAATGTTGAACTTTGTTTTTGTTGCCAGTTTAGTAGTTGGCGCTACGCTTGCAATCATGTCTTCCTGTAACCGCTCGATTCCAAAGTCGCCCCCATATATTTTTTGCCTCCTATATGTACTAATTATACACTACTCTTCGGCGTTTGTCAAGCCGGGGATTGTTGACCAATGAGTCACTTTTTTGTATATATCGCCTGTCCCGTCAACAGCCAACCACCGGCCATCATCATATTCAGCGAAATCACGTTCGCGTTCTCCGCATGTGTTTATGCGTACAATCTCAAGACACCACATTGCCTCTTTGTTTGTAGGCAAACATTCTTTTACTGGAATAAGGTCAAGATTAACCTTGATATGTTTTGGTGTTTCACCGCCGTTAATCTTAAACGCAATGAACGACTCAAGTTCGTCAACGTACATCGGGTAGTCAGATATCTGTCTGTTGTAGATGTACTCAGCTGTTTCTTGTGCTATTTTCATGTTATTACTCTCCTTCCTTTAGCTTCTTTAACTTTGTCTCTAACCTAACTATTTCTCTTTGGTGTTTCTTTTCTTCTTCCTCTTCTCGCTTTTCTATTTCCGCTTTTATTTCCGACTCGTTTTCACTGCACCACTTCTTATAATTTGCGAGCTTTGTGTTATAAGCTTTCGTTCGTTTGGAGAATTCTTCGTCCGATTCATCAGCCTTCCAGTAAAGGTATACAATATAATAATCATCCCAATACTCGCGTTTTTTGTCTATCGTTACACTCGCAAGATCAATACCTTGTTCGGCCAGAAAATCGACTATAGATTTAAGGCTTTCTCCCTCGAATATCTCCTTCTCATATTGTTTGTTCTTTATCCGCGCAGGCTTCTTTGGCTCTTTCTTTATCTTCATTTTTACCCCCTTACCAACGTCTTTATCGGCAGCGTCTTTGCAATTTCACGAAGTTCGCCAACTGTCAGATAATCATTCTTCAGCTTATCCCTCACCTCAATATACGGTTGTAAGTAGTATATATGTGCGTTTAAGTCACTAAGCAGTTTACCTATGGCGTGTATTTCTGAATGCCTAATTCCTGGCGCTGCCGTTGTCCTAAACTCGTGCGGAATGCCACTGTCTGTTATCAACTGAATACTATCAAATATGTCTGTAGTGTTAACATTTGTACCACAACGCATTGAATACATGTTAAGTTTGCCTTTTATGTCCATGGCGATGTAGTCTAGCAAGTAGATAACCTGTTCGATAAGTTTTGGGAAACTGCCGTTAGTATGAACGGCTACCCTGTATCCTTTGCTTTTCAACGCATGGATTGTCTCTATGATTCCTTCTTGAGCGAACGCCTCGCCACCTGATAAAACTATGCAGTCTATTTGTTTAGGGACTAACTTGAGTGCTTCATCCAATGAATACACTTTTCGTCCATCTGTGTCAAATGGCACCAACTCTTTATTGAAACACCATGGACACCGGAAATTGCACCCAGACGCAAAGAACACTGAGGATACTTCTCCAGGAAAATCGACGGTTGAGACAGGTTCTACCCTTACAATATTTATAACGCACCGTCCTCTTCATACTCATCCTCCAATAATCCTACAAGTGTATCAACCTGGCCGCAAATAACCATATATATAGTGCTATAAGAAGGATTGTCAGCCAGTCTAACTAAATTCTTAAGGTTATATTGGATAGATTCGGCAATACTAAGCGCGTCTTCGTTCATTATTCTCCTCCTTCAATCGCATCAACTATCTCGCTATATATGTGATCTAACCCCTCTGATTCAGCTCTGTGTGTTTCCATAGGAAAGCTACCGCCAGTTGTTTGCGGATATGATAGCCAGTCTCGGAGTTCTTCTAGTGTTTCGCGTGAAATTTCAACCATGTCGGAAAGCAACGTAAAGGCTCCTTCTTCAATTTCTCCGCATCCACAATAAGGACATGATGGCTCTCCTCGATTAAAGTCTGTATATTCTAGCTCGTCGTATGTTCCTTCAAATTCACAGTTAAGGCAATGGCATTTTGTTTTGAGGTCAAATTTCTCCATGATATCTCCCTTTGTCAGTAAATTTCGTACACATCCTCGTTCTCTCTTAGTTCTCTCAACGAAGCGAATGTTGTGCCGGGAACAATTGCGCCAAGCATGTCTTCGTCAACACTAAAGTATTCAGCGATTTGCTCCTGCGTGTCGCTATAACGCCTTATCTCTTGCACGTCTTCTGTTAGTAGTTTCATAGGCCATCTTCTTCATCGTATTCTGGAAAATATGCCAAGCCCTCATCTACTAGTTTTTGCGCTACTTCGTCTTCGCATGTAATAGCAATGTAATGAGTGTCGGCACATATATCTATGTGAGTTTTTGAGGTGAAGACACTAGAAATGCTGTCAATGTGTTTAACGACTCCCTCTAATCTTTCAGCAAGCAAATAAAGTGCCTTTGCGTTGTTGCCTTCTTCCTCTATGCAGGACTGTAAATCATCCCCCTGTTTGAAATACCCCAGATGCACTTCTACTGTTTTCATGGTTTCTCCCTTGTTGCTTTAGATTGTGCGGCTGGCCGGGAGCCGTGCCTTCCCGATCTTATGGGTTGCAGTGGTCATATCGACTTGCTTTCCGCCTGCCGTTCGCACGTCAGATCTTCCTAAGAAGCCGCAACCGCACAAAAATCATTATATACTATTCTTTGGTGTTTGTCAAGTCGTCTTCTGGAACATCCCCAGAAACTGTATAGTTGTCTCTTTGGAAGAACTCGGCGACCTTGGCATCATTAAACGCATCAAGCGGCCTTATGTAGCCAACAACACGGGAATATATCTCGCATCTTTCCTCACATTCTGGGCAAAACAAATGTTCTCCAGCAACGTACCCATGATTAGGGCATACGGAAAAGGTCGGAGTTATGGAAAAGTAAGGCAAATGATAGTTTGTCGCAATCTTTTTGATGAGAGCCTTCAACGAGCCAATATCAGGCGCTCGCTCGCCAAGGAAAGTATGGAACACAGTCCCTCCAGTGTACAATACCTGTAGCTCGTCTTGTAAATCTAGAGAATCAAATAAATTAAGCCCAGATGATGCAGGCAATTGGGAAGAATTCGTATAATACGGAGTATCCCCGCCAACAACGTCTATGTTATAAAACTTGATGTCGTCAAGATATTTAAGGTCTTTCAGCGCTAGTTTGAAGCTTGCGGATTCTGCGGGGGTTGCTTCCAAGTTGTAAATATTCCCAGTGTTGTTCTGAAACAATGAAATGACCTCTCTCATATGCGATAAAACCCTAATTGCAAATTCCTTCCCCTCTTCAGACATAATATCTGTATCGAGCAAATTGTACAAAGCATCATTCATCCCAATTGTGCCGATTGTCGAAAAATGATTATGCCAGTATCCTTTCCCACTAACACTAATATCTCTAAGATAAAACTCAGAGTACGGATAAAGCCCTTGTTCTGTTAGCTTTTCTAGAAGTTCTCTCTTAATTTCTAAAGAGTCTTTTGCCTTCCACATAAGCCCAGTAAGAATATCTAAAAACTCCTCTTCGTTATCTGCGATACACCCAATTCTAGGCAAATTAATTGTGACTACACCTAAACTTCCAGTCTTGGGATTTGCTCCAAATAACCCGCCGCCCCTTTTGTATAGATCTCCGTTGTTGATCCGCAGCCTACAGCATTGGTGTGTGACTATACCATTAGGAAGTTCATATAGATGTTCTTTTGTAGAAACTGTAAAATTATAAACAACATCCGATTTTGAGTTCTCAAAAGAAACAGACTTAACATCAACAGTATAATAGTCGTCATTAAAATCGTTGTAATCTCTTTCTTCCAGCTTATAGCTTGTAAAGCGTTCAAAATCCGACTTATCCTTCTTGAAGTATCTGGTATTGTTTTTATTCACAGAATAAGAAACTCCTCTACCAATAGAAGAACAAAGGACAACAAGATCTTCAACGAGCTTTTTATTAGTAGTGTGTGCTATATTTCTTACCTTTTTACTTCCATCAGTATCTTGGTATCCTTCAAACATTCCCTCCCTAAAAAGAAGGCTTGTGTTCCACGTTTTATAGTCTATCCTTTTTGTCTTTGCTGTTGTACCACGAATATATTGAGATACAAACCCAACGGCCTGTCTGCCATAAACGTGAACCTTGAATATGTGCACATCTTCCTGTTTATAATACGATACTTCACACCCGATTGCAGTAAAGAAATCATATATCCTTTTAACTATGTCTTCCCTTTCTATGTTTATGGCGAAGTTTATTTCAGAATCACTATGTGTTTGTTTCCATCCTTCTCCAAGAAAATAACCAACCATTAATCCGGCTTCGTAGCTACCAATTGCCTCATCTATATCATATGCTCTTTTTGCAAAAAGAAGCATATCGCCAGCAATTAGGTCTTGGCTCTCAACGTTTGTTATCTCTCCGTCGCGCACCACAGGGCATTTATGCTGCATCGAGAAATTCTGCTTCAACCCATTATCAAGCATGATAGACACATACTTATCGTATTTATCATACGGGACTTCAAACATGTCTGAGATGCTAACAAATTTTCCATTATTAAGTATGCTATAGCTTGGTTTTTCTTTGCTGCTTATCCACCTAGAAACAATGTTTCTAATTTCATCTATAGAAACCCTCCCATTCCCATTCTTATATATTACATTCTGTGAACCAAGAATAGCCATGCTTCTGACATCCTCGGGATTCATATCGCTGTTAATAAAATTAGAAAAATACGGGGTGCCGTACTTGGCCGTCATTTCCCAAATTGGATTGTATATAGGGTTTTCCCAGTCAAAATCTTCTGTTAGATTATATGTGGGAATTGGGAACGTGAATGGTCTTTCACCAGCATCGCCCTCAATCATAATTTCAGCGAATGCTCTGTTAAACATGTCAACTTCATGCTGTAGTTCACCATACGTAAAATCGCACGGCTTCCCTCCAACGATGGCTGGGAGTTTCTTTAGATGGTCTGGAACGACTAAATCTAAAGTGAAGTTTGTGAATGGCGCTTGCGCCCCAACGCGAGTCGGGACGTTCAAATTGAATATAAATTCTTGGACATTTTGTTTCAAATCTTCGTATGAAACATTGTCAGACCTAATAAAAGCAGCAAGAAATGTATCGACATTAGAGAACGCTTGTGCTCCTGCCGTTTCCCCCTGTAGCGTATACATGAAATTAACTATCTGCAACATCGCAACTCTTAGATGTTTTGCTGGGAGAGATTCGATCTTCCCTCGAACACCCTTAAATCCCTTAGTAAGAAGGTCCATTAAGTCCCATCCCACACAGTATGAGCCCAACGTTCCAAGGTCGTGAATATGAAAGTCCCCGCTCTCGTGCGCCTCCTTAATATCCTTGGGATATACCTCATTCAGCCAATATTTTGAAATTTCATTTTCAGTTATACTCACGTTCAAACCCTGTAGCGAGTACCCCATATTGCTATTCTCTCTGATTTCCCAGCCTTCCCGACTCAAGTACCTATCTATCCTATTTAATTTTGTCATATTTATTTGAATTTTCTCTCCGTTTTAATGCGGACTAATAGTATACCATATATTCAGTTGATTTTCAAGTTTTATTTGTTATGTGTGTTATTTATGGGACTGACTTATGTTTCTTAAGAAGCATCTAATCCAGCCATAACCTTACTAATCCTCTCAACAAGTTGTTCCTCTCCAATATCGCCAGAATATAACCATTCGATTTGATATGCTAATTTTGCTGCGTTATCAATCATTTGTTGTGCAACATTTAGCAGCGAGATAGTCTCTTCGCTGAAGCCATAGAAGTAGCCAAAGTCTCCCTCTTTTTCATTGTTGTCAATTTCACATCGCAACTGATCCGCAAAGTGTTGAATCTTAAAGCATTCGTAATCAAAATGTCCACCGCTCATTATTCACTCCTTGTCATTTAACAAATTCCCTAACCAGCAGCCTGGCTTATGTTTATCGCGCTTCATATCTCGTTTACATACAGGGCAACCACCCTCACATATTTCGTAATAGGCGCCACCAAGACCTTCACGCGCAGAGTATTTGTAAACGCCAGCCTTTTCAAGCTTTCGCAATTTCTTAATATCGACAAGAACCTTTTCGTTGACATCACCGATATGGTGTCCAGTCTCATCCTCAAGCCGCAAGCATTTCTTCATCATTCCTCCTTATGTTTCGCGTATGTATTCTCCTTTGTTATGTGTGCTATTTATGGGACTCCCATTCCGCATGATGCTCGCCAATGCTCATATCCCGCACGAGCTTAAATGAATCAAGCATCGCCACAAATATCCTAGCAGTGTTATAGGCATCGTCTCTTCCACAGTGTTGGACTCCCTCAAATTCCATTCCCAACTTATCCAGCGCCTTCTTTAGGCCAATCAAGTTTGTCATCCCTATCCACATTCCGAAGAAATACTTCAGGTTAATATGCGTTGGCGGAAATGGATAATCAGTTACATGAAGATCAGCCATCTTCCAGAACATATTCTTATCGTAATCGCCCCACGAGATCATAGTGTACTTTCTCGAATCGTACTTCTCAGTTAGCGTTCTAATGGCATCTACATACTTTACGCCTTTGTCTTTTAGTATTTTAGTAGTTATTCCAGTAAGGTCAGTGCAATAATCTGAAACCGTCGATCTTTCTGGATAAACATATATTGATTCACCCTCACCGATTTCATGCGTTCTAAGATCAACTGGAACTACTCCGATTTCTATGATTTCGCTTCTTTCACCCTTTGGCGGGAATCCAGCCCAACAGGTACTTTCTACATCACAGACCAAAATCTTATCTGCTTTTCGTCTCATTGGTACTCCTTTCGCTACGATCACAATCATACAGTATTTCAAGGCGTTTGTCAATGGCTTGCTTTTTGGCGTTGATTAGTGTATAATTGTGTTTGTATTGAAGGAGGCGCTATGATTGAAGACAAGTGCGCAACTAGATTGACGTTGGAGGTTGACTATCCAGATGGTACATGCGCTTACAGTGTAGGGATTCCTAATTGGGACCCTGACATGGATCAAATGGTAGACGAGCTAATCAGGCCAGTTCTATTGGCTGCTGGGTGGCATCCTAATAATATTGACGCTATATTCGGAGAGAGGTAAGGGGGAACATGGCTAAGTTACAGTACTCATCGAAATGGAATGGAGAAAATGTACCGGACAAAAATGGGCTTAAGGACGACGAGCAAGAAGTTTGTATTTACTTTTCCGCTAGATCGGCCAAAGAAGGGACTGCTGAAGTTGGTTCTCATATACCGGTAATAACACGAGCACTTCTTGAGTCACCGTTTTTCAAAATCAATAAAAATGGGCTTGAGTTGTCAACTACTAAGCATCCTTACGTCATTAGTGTTTCTGGAAGAATACCGATTCAGTCTTTATTGATTAAATCACCGCGCAAGGCTGGCTCATTGGCAAGCGTTATCGCCAACAAGGGAAGATGAGCGTAATCCGAGGGCGTTTGAAGCGTTTTAGCAAAATAGGCGAAAGATGCGCGCGCAAACCCGTACAGGGACAGTGTTTTAGCATGTGCAAAACTGCTATTTTATTTGCACGTAAGAAATCGCCCTTAACTAGCTTGACATACTTGATATGCCCTATTACGGAGGTTTATATAGCGTGACGCATCCAAATAAGGTGAAGGGGAATGTTTTTGAGAGGGAGCTTGTAAATAAAGCAAAAGAAATTGGCATAGAGGCCGAAAGGTCATACGCCAGCGATGGCCGCGCTCTAGGAGAAGTAAAAGAAGTCGATGTGGTTATTGGCGGGGTGCGGATTCAAGCGAAACGCAGGAAGAAGTTACCCGAATATCTTAGAATAGACGACGGTGTTGATATCGTTGTATTTCGAGAAGACAGAGGCGAGGCATACGCGCTAGTTCCATTCGAGAAGATACTTAGGCTTATAAAAGAAGGCAAGTGGGAGGAGGATAACGATGGATAAATTACCAAGTTATGTAACAATTCAGGAACGAGAAGTAATGCTAGATACGGTGAACGCCAAGAACGATACTAAGCGAATCATCTACAGGATGACTACTGCTAGTAAAAATCCATACGAAGAAACTATGCGAGGTATTTGCGAATATCTAATTGAAAAGGAGTCCGATAATGTTAAGGCGATTGCGTTCTTCTTTTGGAAAGGATCGTCTCCTTGGGGCCAGATTGCAGCACTAGCAAGTCTCACATACGCCCCGGGGGGTTCATGGGAAGATGCATTTGATTCATCTGAACCTATGGAACTTGTGCTTGACTTCGATAACTATTGCGATCATTGCGGAGGACGTGTTTAATGACTGATCTAAGGATTGCGATTATCGGAGACAAAAGTTTCAACGACTATCCTGGCATGAAATCTGTCTTAGATACGTTCGTAGACATCCATGCTGAGGAAACAATCAGTATCATTTCAAGCGATAGCAAGGGAGCATCATCGTTGGCGAAAAAGTACGCGCTGGATAGCGACATTGAATTCAAGTGCTATCCAGCAGACAGAGAAAGCTTTGGTGCGATTGCTGGACTTATCCGTGATAAAGAAATGATCGGAGAGTCAGACAGAGTAATTGCGTTTTATAGCGGCAAGCCCGGCGAAACAAAGAACGCGCTGGAGGAAGCCGACAGAGCAGAGATTCCCAATTACGTAGTAGGTTCATAACTATCCACCTTGACTTCCTCTTCAATCAATCCATTCATAACAAAAACTCTACCAGCACGCTTACGCATCGGCGAATATACCTTATCAACTCGTAATAGTATTTGATTGTCGTCCAGCGGAATTCCACCTTCCTTAGCGAATACTGGGCGGCAATGCTTGAAGAAATCATCCTTGTTGCACGCAACGTATAGCTTTTCTTTACTCGAACCATTACCGTTGGGTTCTATCAGCCCATCTTCCACGAAATCCTTCTTAAGATCAGTGAATGACGCTGATCGTGCTTGCAACAATATCTCAGTGTATTTTGCGTTCTCTTCTACAGTAAGAGACGACTTGCCCTCTAGTGCGCTTAGTATTAGTTCTATTTTCGAGTAGTTTACGCCGTCGTTCCATTCTAGCCCTAACGATTCTAGTTGTGCGTATGCCCTTGCTTCTTTCTCAGACTGATTAGGATCTAATCCAAGTCCCGCGACTAGCTGTTGAGGCGACTTAGAATCACCAGAAAGGCTATAGTGCTCCCATACAAACGCCAGGATCTTAGCCCTATGCGCTTCGCTGGAAGCCATTGCTGATAGAGCGTCAATACTCTGTTCCAATAGTTCCTTGTCGTGCTTTATATAGAACCACAACGTATCTCTATCTCTGATTGCTCCATTCTGGAATACTGTCAATCCGTTTTCTTTGTCTTCGCGATCCCACTCGTTATCTTTGATCTGAATGATCTCATCTGTTTTCAAGCTATGACACTTAGAACACAACGTCATTCCATTCTTTCTATCGTCCTTTGTAGGGTCACCGCCAGATCCTCTAGGGCTAACATGGTCGGCCTGCAAGAATCCAACATACTCCTCATCTTCTCCATTGAACCCACAAATAACACAACGATACCCATCAAGCGCCAGCACGTCTTTCCTAAAGTCAGGATCTCTTTTTGCCATCTCTCCTCCCGTTTTTCTTCAGCCTGTAGTCCTCATCTCCATTAAGTAATATAATACAATCTCCACACATATCAGCAAGCCTAGAAACAACACGAGGGCTATATGCACCCTTCATTTGCGCGAACTCTAAATTGCTAGATATTGCTGTTGGAAGTTCCTGGTTATATCTATACTCTATGATCTCCTCAGTAAACTCATTAACAAAATCAGTTATGTTTTCAGACGCAAGTTCGTCAATAATAAGCAGATCCGCAGTCTTACAGTCGTCAATATATCCAGACGAAGTCCCGTCGGCGAACCCATCCTTAATGGCCCTGGACAACTCTTTGTGAGGCCAAAACACTACGCAATTTCCTGGATCGGAAACCGATACGTAATCGTTATCGTCAAGCAGTTCTAGATTCGCCTCTCTGTTAAACTCGTATGCCAGAGATACAAGTAAGTGCGTCTTGCCTCTACCTACAGGCCCAGTAAGTACAACACCGCCGGAATCGCCATCTAACAACGACCTACACGCATCT